CCTGTTTTGAATAATGGCAGGATCGATGCTGCCAGTACAGTTGATGCTGTGCTAAAATTAATTCGACTGACCAAATCAGCAGTGGTATTGAAATCTACAGTAACCCCAGACATGATTGATAAACTTTGCCGCTCCATTGAAAATGAAGAAGCATCTGCAAGGTTCATTTATTCCCCAGAGTTTCTGACTGAAAAGAATGCTGATCATGAATTTAGTAATCCTGAATACATGGTTCTCGGTGGAATGCCTCAATCTAATGGCATGTTGCTACAATTTTATCAACAAAGCACTTACATGAAGTTGCCTTCGCATGAAAAAATTTGTCAATTAACGCCAGTTGAAGCGTCTTTTGTTAAGTATGCGATCAACAGTTTCTTAGCAATGAAGGTGACTTTCTTTAATCAATTGTGCAAGGCGATTGAAGATGAACCTATGACCGCCATGCCTTTGGCAGTTATCAAGGCATTGTCCATGGAACCAAGGTTGGGCAATTCTCATTGGAGAGTTCCTGGTCCTGATGGTAAGTTTGGATTTGGCGGTGCTTGCTTCCCTAAAGATGTTTCAGCATTCGTCAATTACACTGACAAGATGACATTGCTTGATAAGGTAATGGAAATCAATACAGATATTCGTAGTCAGTACGATCTCGATGAAAGGGAGAAGGTAGCAAACGTAACCTTTAAAGCATCAGACGTCACCATCATTGATAAAGAGGGCGAAGTTTTAACTGAACCAGATCTGCTTGATACACAGGGCGATTTGTTTGATGAGGATGCAGCATGAGTGTAATGGAGAAACTGAAAAAGAACAGCAAGATCAAGGCAGCGGAGACGTTGTCACAATCTAAGTTCTTTGTAGAAAGACCGTTGATCGACACAGGAGTGCCTATGGTCAACGTTGCTTTGAGTGGTGACATTGACGGTGGTTTATCCTCTGGGTTGACTGTTCTTGCTGGACCAAGCAAACACTTCAAGACTTCGTTTGCTTTGTTGATGGCAGCAGCATACCAGAAAGCAAAACCTGAGTCAGTAGTGTTATTCTATGATTCAGAGTTTGGTTCGCCTCAAGCATACTTCAAGACGTTCGGTATCGACACCGACCGTGTGTTACATACTCCTATCGCTAACGTCGAGGAGTTGAAGTTTGATTTAATTTCTCAGTTGGAAGCACTGGAAGAGAGCGACGAAGTTATCATCATCATTGACTCCATCGGTAATTTAGCATCGAAGAAAGAACTTGAGGATGCTATCAACGAGAAGTCAGTAGCAGATATGTCACGCGCCAAAGCATTAAAGGGTCTGTTCCGTATGGTTACACCATACCTGACTATGAAAGATATTCCGATGCTGGCAGTAAACCACACATACAAAGAGATTGGATTGTTCCCGAAAGATATCGTATCAGGCGGCACAGGTATTATGTACTCTGCTGATAATGTGTGGATCATTGGTCGTCGCCAGAACAAGACTGGTACTGAAGTCACTGGTTACGATTTCATAATCAACGTGGAGAAGTCGCGTTATGTTAGAGAGAAGTCAAAAGTTCCTGTCTCTGTTAGTTGGGAAGGTGGTATTGAGCGTTATTCTGGTCTTTTGGATGTTGCTCTTGCTGGTGGGTATGTTATTAAACCTAGCAACGGCTGGTATCAACTGGTTGATAAGAGCACTGGACAACTGGTTGGCAACAAAGTCAGAGAAAGAGATACAAGAGAGGATTCTTTCTGGGAGTCGCTCCTTACCGAATCTGACTTCAAAGAGTTCGTAAGGAAGTCCTATCAGATTGGTGGGGAAATAGAAGAACTTGAACTGGAATTAGAGGAAGAATATGTTTGAGTATCAATGTAAGATTGTCAGAGTAATCGACGGTGATACAGTTGATGTTGATATTGATCTAGGTTTTGATATTGTATTGCGCGATCAACGCATCCGCTTGTATGGTATTGACACACCTGAGTCTCGCACTAGTGATAAAGAAGAGAAGAAGTATGGACTGTATGCCAAGAACTATCTGAAAAATGCACTTGGTAAGACAGGTGTTATTCGCACCAAGAAAGATGGACGCGGAAAGTTCGGTCGTATCCTTGGTGAGTTTATCATCTACGATGCTGAGACTGACTCATATCGCAGCGTAAACGCAATGATGATTGAGAAACACATCGCTGTTGAATATTACGGACAGTCCAAAGAGGATATTGCTGAGCAACACATCAAGAACCGAGACCATATTGATGTCTAATAAAGCAGCAATGGAGCAATATCTGGATAAACATCCGGAGATAGATGCTCTTACTATTATGGCAGAGGAAGATATCAAAGCGTTCAACGTTGGTGAACACGACGATTATCTTATCTTACCAGATCCTGAGGCGGGATCTGATAGTAATAATCCATCAGCATCTGATGAATGGGTTATGCTATTGCTAAAAGATCCTTATCAAGATTACCTTATCAAATTTCAGAATATTATGATGCAAGATGATGGACTTCAATTTGATTATTTCAAGATGTATCATCCTGAAAATTCAGTAGTTGAAGATCACATACATTTTCTCAATACTTTAACTTCTTGTCTGACTACCGCTCTCGGTGATTGGCAAAAAGATGGTGCTCTACGGACTAAACCTATAGATGAATAGTGATATGCAAAACATGATTTTGCGATCTTTCTTCACAAATGAAGATTACATGCGCAAAGTCGTTCCATTTATGGATCCCAAATATTTTGAAGGTGTGGGGCAACAACTGTTCAAAGAGTTTGCCAAGTATGTGGCAAAATATAATGGTATCCCTTCTGTAGATTCATTTAAGGTATCGCTACAGGAAAGCGAGGAGACTTTCTCTGAGGAAGCATTCAGGCATGCTATGGATATCTTGCCTGATCTGTTTCGTAAAGATACTGAAACTGATATGGATTGGTTGGTTAATAGTACTGAGAAGTGGTGCCAAGACCGTGCCCTGTTCAATGCAGTTATGGAGTCTATCTCTATCATTGACGGTAAGCACAAGACTCTGACCAAAAACGCACTGCCCGATATTTTATCGAAAGCACTTGCTGTTACTTTTGATACCAATATTGGTCACGATTACTTACAGGACGCAGAGAGTCGATATGAGTTCTACCACACTGTCGAGGAACGTATTCCGTTTGATCTTGATTATCTGAACAAGATCACCAAGGGTGGATTGCCTAACAAGTCTCTGAACATTATCCTCGCTGGTACAGGTGTGGGTAAGTCATTGTTCATGTGTCATTGTGCCGCGTCAGCGTTGTCGCAAGGCAAGAATGTATTGTATGTTACCATGGAAATGGCGGAGGAACGTATCGCTGAACGTATCGACGCCAATCTGTTAGACGTGTCACTCGATCAGATCTCAACACTATCCAAAGATATGTTTGTAGGCAAGGTACAGAAGATTGCCGAGAAAACGCAAGGGACTCTGGTTATCAAGGAGTATCCCACGTCGCAGGCACATTCGGGTCACTTCCGTGCACTGATGAATGAACTCAAACTCAAGAAGAAGTTTGTACCTGATATTGTATTCATTGACTATCTGAATATTTGCGCCTCCTCTCGTATCAAGTCAGTGGGCGGTTCAGTAAACACCTACACGTTTGTCAAGGCAATCGCCGAGGAGTTACGAGGTCTTGCTGTTGAGTTTAATCTGCCTATCATGTCAGCAACTCAGACTACGCGATCAGGTTATGGATCGTCCGATCCTGGTCTTGAAGATACCAGTGAATCGTTTGGTCTACCTGCTACCGCTGATCTGATGCTTGCCATGGTATCCAATGATGAACTCAATGCTCTAAATCAGATTATGGTAAAACAGTTGAAGAACCGATACAGCGATCCCAATATGCATAAACGATTCGTGATCGGTGTAGACAGGAGTAAGATGAAACTGTTTGACGTGGAAGACCCTGAGCATGAACTCGTTAAGGATGTTGCATCTGGTAAAAAAATACCGCAAGAGGACATTCCAGTTTTCGATTTAAGTAGTTCGGGTAAAAAAATTAATGCGGAGGGTTTTCAATTCAACTAAATAACTCTACAATTTCTTTCCTCGGATCACTCAAATGTTACAGGACGAATCGGAAGTTAAACTTCAGGTAGAGGTAGCGGTGTTGAAAAGCAAAATAGACCACATTGAAGAGTCTGTGCATGGCTTGAAACAACAACTAGACGATATTGAATCTCGCCTTGTACGAGTAGAACGTATAACATACATGGTTCTTGGAGGATTGGTTATCCTTCAGTTCTTGCCAGCAATCCAAGGTTTTATGGGATCTTAAGTTTGGATCCCATTACCCATACGGTAATTGCAACATTCCTTTTAGCAGGAGCATACTATACAGGTAGATTACTAGGAGGAACAGTAGGATTTCGACTAGGTTATGAAGATGGTTCCGCTGAAGCTGGATTAAAAATGATAAGAATACTATCTGAAGAAGGCACTTTCGATCAACAAGATTTAGAAGATGCCCTTGATCGTTGGATTCAGAAACACAAAGAAAAGATGATTAATCAAGGTGATAAATTATGAAAGGTGACGTTGTAACATTAGTAACACATGTTGGTGAAGTGATTGGTCGCGTAGTGGAAGAAAATTCTGACTCTATCGAATTAGCAGATCCACGTCTGTTTGTAAATCAAGAGAGTGGGGCAGGTCTTGCTCCTGGTATTTGTATGACTGGCATCAAGGATCCTACTGGTGCTATATTTTATAAAGGCAGCATCGTTGCTGTAGTTGCAACTGCTCCTGAACTTGAAAAGGCATGGCAACAACAAACTAGCGGAATTATTTTACAATGAGCGGAAAAGGTGACACGCCGAGACCACTCTCGGTAAGCAGAGAACAGTTTGAATCTAACTGGGATCGTATCTTCAGTAACCCCAAACCAAAAATGCTACACGAAGTCAACTATGACAATATGTGGAAGCATTCTTGCACTGTAGAGATGGCAATCGTGTGGATCGGTAAGGACGAAACCTGTAACTATTGCGGAGCATGGGAGGAAGATGATGAGTGAAGATATCTTTGACTTTGGTTTTACAGCAGTTACACTCGACGAACTTGAGGTTATTCAAGAGACTACTGCGCAGTTGGAATCAGCAACTGGTGAAGCGCAAGCAGTACACGAGAGGTTGGATAAAGTTTATAATGCTATTCAAACTCTACTAGGCAACCTGAAGAAAGATCCAAGTCGTGAATATCTATACTGGCCAGACAGAGTCACCAAAGTGGAGGCATTCTCTGATTACTTAGATGCACTCTACA